CTCTGCCTGTTACGACAAGTACGTCGCTCGGCCAGACTCCTCGCATGCGACTGTCGATGTCTTGTAGCCCTAGGTGAAAGCAGTCGTGGCTTCCTTTGGCGTATTCAACCCAACGGTCTACGGCATCGGACGTAGGCTTAAAAAATTTGTACTGCGGCTCTCCCTCGGGGAGATCAATGCCCGCAAGTCGGGCATCGATCTCCTCGGTGGTGAGGGCGACAGCTTCGTCACCCTCACTCATCAGTTGCCCTTATATGCGAACTCTTGAAGTTCTACTCGTCGGGCAAGCCAATCCCATTCGATTGCATCATCAACAGATTCACCTGCTGCTTGATTCCAAACCTTCAACGGAACATTGCTGTCTCCGTCGTTGACCCAGATACCAACATCACGAGATGTGGCAACACCAATGTGGGAAAGTGCTTCCTTGCTGATTGAGAAGTTGGGGAAGTTCTTCCCTGTCTTCGTCTTGTCAGTAGTCCCGTCAGCGTATTCCTTAACTTCGTACACCTTTAAGGTGCCGTCGTCTAAAGACCACTGATTGGGGTGGAAAGCAAGCAAGTTGAAAGCAGCTTGACGTTCGTCAGCGCCCTTACCAGTGCAGAAGTCAGTCCGCTTATAGGTGCGACCGCTGATTGTTCCACCAGCAGGAGCAGCTTGCGCTGGTGCTGGTGCAGCCGCTACGGATGCTGCCGTAGGTCCTGACGGAGCAGGGACACTTGCAGTCGTCTGCGAGGCGGTGCCTGCTTGACTATCTGAAGACCTGGAAACGCCGCTTTTCAGGCGTCGCATCACAACCCCATCAGGAGAAAGATCCATCTCCTGACCTGATTGTTTCAGGACCTCACTCTTAACTTGCTCAAACATGGAAGACGCCTCGGCAAGAATGCCGTCATCTCCCATTGATTCAGGAACACTGCGCTCAATAGTAAGCGAGTAGTCCGCTGTTTCATATGGAGCTTCACTTACTTTCTGCGTGAAGCTAACTGTCACTTTCGCTGTGTCAGTCATAATTTACCTTTCTCCCTACCAGGGATTCTCTCCGAGGTGCTCACCTCGGCATTTGCCTGCCTGCCAGACAGGACACCATAGAGGAGAGCAATGCCAGCCCTCCCAGTTCTGAGGCCAAGTCTTAGCGTCCGACATGATTGTCGGCACCATCGACCAGCACAATTCCAGAAAAGCTTTCTTGTGCTCTTCTGTTCTTTCGATCTCAATTATTTGAAGCTTCCCATTAGCCATCACCCCGAAGTTGAAATGCGTTGCATCCAACGCCCAACTATAGGCATGAGATTGTATATCCCAACGCTTCTTCTCCCAAGCTTGATACTCCCTGCCAGGGTTCTTCCAATCCCACAGCACACCAGACTTATCTACCCAGTCAACAGTGCCAGTGAGAACCAACCTAACGTTGTCTCTTCTACCAATCTCACGTTCAAACGGAACCTCAACTCCCTCAGGATCTAACGAAGGGAACAGTTCCTCGTACCAAACCGCAAGGTTGGCTCGAACCACATCAACTACTTCTTCGTACTCTTGACGCCAGACTTCTACTTCGGATGAGTAGGTAGCAATAAATTCTTCTGCGACTTCCAGTACCTCGTCCAAACTAGGACGGGGTAAACCAGCCATGATCATTCGTCCTGCGTATTCGATGGCTCCGTGAACAGCGTTACCTCTCAGAAAATCTGTTGTTTCTTTCTGGGATACAAGACCTAAGCGTTCTTGTCGTGCCTGCTCGGGACATCGAAGGAACGTATTGATCCAACTCTGTCGTAAACGTATTTCAATCATCTATCTCCCTGTTCGGTGGGGCCGTCCCGCAGGGAGACACGGGACGACCCGACCTAGTGACTTCTCCATTTATAACACCGTTATAAATGGAAATTCCCCATCGCTTCAAATGGGGGGAACCCTTTTGGGGGTTCCCCCCATTTTAACATGGATACAAGTTAAGTCAAACAGCCTCTTCTCCCAAAGGAGGCTTGACCTTGTGCAAACGTTCAAATTGTGCCCGTTCAACCATGTCATGTGTTCTTTGTCTAGATAACCCAATCTCACGTCCAACTCGTGCTTGGTTACCCTCGGCATAGACAGCATCCAACAGTGCATGTCTACGCATATAACTTGTCAGCTTTAACTGTTGCCTAATCTCATAATCGATTTGGTCTAACTGTTTCAAAGCAACTAAAGGCTCGCATGTATCCCCATAGTTCTTCAATGTTTCGTGAAGTTTGGTAAGTGAGTAGGTCATTCGCAGCAATCCTTGTTTGTTTCGTTTTCTTCATAGGTTTTGGCTGCTTGTTCAGCCTCGGCCAAAGTTCCAAAGAACTCTTTGTAATGACCATCTTGTATAACTACATAGCCTGATGTTCTCAAGCCTGCTCCTAAAGGAACTACGGCTCCTTTGATCTCATACTTAGAGGGACTCATTGGCTCTAGCTTCCAGTATTTGTTTTCGGGTAAACGCATCTTGAAGCGGTGCGCTTTTCTCCCTTTTTGGTCCTGATCCACGTTTCTGTTCTGCCCTGTCCTTACTGTATTGGTTCCATGCGGAACGACATCCTAAACATCTGCAACCGTTTCCGTAATGGGAAGCAGAAGGCTTCCCTTTGCAGTTGTATCCTTGCTTTCTTGTTCTATTCGTCGCCATCAGTATCCCTTAGGGGTATGACTTCGGCGTCTTCTTGGTTGTTTGCATCGTGTAAGAATGCGTGCATTTTTTCTTCGAGGCGTTCTGCTCGTTCGAGAAGTAGCACTGCAAGTTTACGGTCAGCATGGATGACATCGTGTGTCTCATCCATTAGTTCAAGTAGTAGTTCTCCGTCGATATTTTCCACGGGGTTTCCCTTCTTTTAATAAGTGTGTGTAACTGGATTTTCTTTCGTTTGGGGTCCAAGCCTCCCATCTTTGTTTGCATTTGGCACATCGACATCCGCCTACTGCATACGTTGCGATGTAGCCGTGTTTCTTGAAGTCTGTTGAGTCCCAACGGATGTGGTTACCTTCGATGTAACTCATCTATCTCCTCCTTTAGAGCTTTTATTTCTTGTTCCAATCGGTGAACGACAACTGAATGCGTACTCGCTTCGAGTGAGTTTGCATCAGCGGTAGTTAGTTCTAGATGCCTGATGTTGCAGCATCTTTTCTCGTGGCAATCGTGGTGTACTTGTAGTCCTTCTGGAATAGGACCATTATTGTAAACCCACACCATACGATGTGTCAAGGCGTTGCGGCTTGTGCCAACTCGTTCAGCAATTATCTTGCTGTTGACTGCACCGTATCCACCATTCTGTGTGAAGCCTTGCCAAAGGATACAAACTGTTCCGTCATCACGAACAATGTCACCAAACTTGACATGACCAAAAGCAGGATTCAAGTAAACCTCTACTCGTTCCTCAAAGGTAAGAGATGACAACAACCTGATGGGAATATCAGTACGAGGTGACCCGTACTTTACAAAATGCCTCTTGTGTCCATGACAGAGAGCAATCTTTCCATCTTTAGACCCAGGTCCATCATAAGAAACAAGAGTGCGGCGCTCCCTCGGGCATTGACTGCCGTCAGGCAGAACAGCCCAACAACTCCCTCTGCCCTGTCTAGGTTTCATTAACTTGCTTCCCGTTCTTTAGGCGGTATCCACTCTTCGTAAAGAATCTTGGCTCCTTTGGAAGAGTTGCAAGAAGTACAGCATGGAACGAGGTTGTCCATTGTGTCAGTACCACCTTTGTTGATGGGATACACATGGTCACCCACAGAGTTCTTCCAGTTGTTCTTCCACTTGGTGTGCCACGCATCACAGTAAGTGCAACGCTTAGGGTCGATATCCCTGTCTCTCCAGTATTGGTGAAGATCATCCGTAGAGTGCCCATCACATTCTGTATTAGCTTTTCTTGCTCTTCGGCGTGATTGTGTCTCACTTGCTTTTCCACTAACTCTTGCATAACAACTGGGACACATGCCTTTAACAAATTTGTCTGCTCCCCTTTCGCACACTTTGTCACACCCTTTGACTGAGCAGGTCACCCCAATGTTGTGTTGTCTTGTGACGTGCAAGCGCCCATGTCTGTCGGATAATAAACGGTGAGCATTGCAATAGATGCCTGAACCTTGCCACCCTCTTGCTTCTTTCTGACAATCAGGGGCAGCGCATGGTGGACGTTTGGTGTCCCTTTCTCGCTGTATAAGAATTGGGTCGTCGGCTCTTACATCGCCGTGAGTAAGCCAACGTGCGTCATGGGTGCCACAATACTGTCTTGCTGAACTGCCTCTGTAATTGACTCCATCACCGTGATTTCTGCCAATCTTTATGTTGCAGCGAACACCTTGACAGACAACTTGGCAAAATATTGGGTCTTTGTAACTAAAGTTGTGAACTTTCTTGGTTGTCACTTGTACCTCCCACAAGTCCACAAAGCCCAGGCTCCACGGGTGTTCTCATGTATGTAGTGAGCCATCCATGTTGACTGAACAATCTCATAACGTTTATGCCAATGCTTCTCAAAGACATCACCCCAGTAATACTCATTGATCTGGAACAAACCATGATCTACCCCGTTATAAGCACGAGGGTTATGCAATGACTCACACCACGCCACCCCAAGGGCACGAACACAATCCTCTTGGAAGTATTCGCACACAACCTCAGGAATCTCAGGGTTAGGTGGTTCATGATTCACTGAAGCGAAGTCCAGTATCGCCCAGATAGCTAGCCAAATATTCATTCGACTATCTCATCGAAGTCGATCCCAGGATCTTCGACAAGCATCTCCAACTGATACTGGATAGCCCGATCAGTTATGACATCGATGCTTGGGATAAAGTCTAGGAAACTGTCTCGGTCTTCTAGGTATTGCTGTTTCAACTCGTCCAAGATCAGGACGGTAAACAAAGCAAACGCATACGCCGAGCGTTCTAGATCTGTATACGCAGAGTCACCCATAGTATGTCTCTGCCTCTGTCTCGATCCAGACACGAGCACCACATCGGTCAGGCTCATCAGGCTGAACGATGTAACAAGGCCCGTCTATAAAGACCCTACGGTGATGAGTAGAGCCTTTATAAGTACGATCAATAATAGCGGGTTCACCCTTCTTAATTTTCTGTTGGTGAACGTGGATAACATGCTTCATCACTCTCCCTTTCTGTTGGTAGAAGCAAAACGGACATTGTTGCGACCGTAGATACACATGCCGCATTCGACACATGCACCACGACCGAACACCCCGTCGTCGTCCCAGACGACCATCGGGGTTTTACCTGTTAGCTCAGGACACTTAGGTCCCTTGCGTCGGTGTGGGAACTTAGCAGCTAACTCTTCAGTCTCTTCCCAAGTGTCGGCACAGAATGCCAGCATTGGTTCGGAAAGTAAAGCTTTCTCTACTCGGACTGCATCTAGCACGTTGTCTTTATCTATCGATAGGTAGACAGCTAGATTGCTGACCCCCATGAGCAGAGGAACTGCCTTAAAGGTTCTCGTATACAACCAGAACTGAAACTCGGGGAAGTCTTCAGCTACTCGTCTGATTGCTTGGGCGAACGCAGCAGAGGGAATGTCACCGTCCCAGAAGTGACGGAACACCCACTCGTCTTGCGGTATGCCTGCTCGGACGTACTCGATAGAGCATTCACTGAGCATGGCACTGAGCATGGCGTGCAGTGTGTCTGTGTCGTTGAGATGTGGGGATACTATTTCCCAGTTCTCTTGGACCAAGTTACGGACGCCTGGAAAGTTCTGAAGTGCCAACGCATAACAAGCTTCGGCGCACCACTCCGTGTGCCCAGGGCAGGAGACAAGGGCAGGAAGCCCGAAGGTGTTCTTGACCTTCGGGGTTCCCTCATTGACTCCCTTGCCTTTCTTCCTGACTAGAGGCGCAACTTTGCGGTCACTACTTAAGCGTGGCAACCCAACGTTGACAATCACGATTCTAGCCTGCCTAACAACTCAGTGAGGAGACTGCTGACAGTCTTAAGGATCTCGATAATGTCATCAGTTCGCTCATCCTTAGGCTGCATAGCTTTCATTGCCTCTTGGACTTGGCGCTCTACTGTGACCTCCAGTTGTTCCTGGCTCACATATCCCCAGTTGGTAAGCAGGTCAGGAAGTTCACGCTCGAATATCTTGCCCCAGTAGTAGTAGCTACTAATGCAGTCGGACATCTCATCGCTGAAGTCCATGTTCTGGCAATACTCTTCGATTGCGCTATCGACTCTGTGTTCGATTACATCGAACAGTCCGTCGTCATCGATTTCTGCTAGCCCTGTAATTTCTAATTCAGCCATTAGTTTCTCCCTTGTTTGGCTATTGATGTTTGAGAACATCAGTCAAGCACAAAACATTACTTATGTCAACTTGCTACTGACACAGTTGCTTTGTACCTGACGGGGCGCTCAAACTCTGACTAGCTCACGCATCTTATGAGTGAGCGGAGTGTCGTTATCCCTAATCTGATCCACCTGCTTCCTTATCTGCAGATCAGTGCTAGAGGAGCGAGTGAAGTCGTGTGTCTCCGCAGATTGAATAGCATTCCACGCAGCCCACGCAGTACCAGCCGCAGGACCTTCATCCTCTACCTGCCAGTAATACGTCACAGCTTTCATTTTTTCTTCCCACGCATTCATGGTCCGAGTGCTCACCTCTTCACCCTCAGGAGCAGTTGGCTCAGGCAGAAAGGTACGAAGAAAGCTCTTGTATTGAGCCTCGGTGAACGGTATCCGACGCATAGCGCTAGCCATACGGTTAAACATCTCCGCATGTTCCCCTGCCTTGGCAAGCACGAGACTACGGTCCAACAGAATCTGATCGTGGTTCGTGGTTCTACGCAGCTTTATCTTGGTGTTCTCCGCTGTGCATTGGTTGCTACAGAAAAGACGCCCAACGAATGAAGACATAAACGTAGGCCATGTCCCATCCAAAGAACCACCTATAAGGAGATTCGACTGCAACCAGTCTGGATAATCGGGGCTAGCTATGTTGTATACATCTCCTAGCTCAAAGATTGCCATGAATCGCTTGCCATTATCTAGCGAACGCATAGCTGTGCATGAGTTAGGGAAAGCAGCTTCCACTGTCTCAATCCACTGTTGGTGGTTGGACTCGGGATGCTGAGGTGGAACCACATTGAGAATCATGGGATCTTCCCAATCATTGTCCTGCCTGTACAAGACTTTTCTCTCAGGTTCACCTTTGTATTTGCCACTCTTCACCTCAGGTATTTGACCATTTATCTCTATTGGCATTGAGTGGACTTTGAATAGGACTCCGTTGTCGATAGCGGCATCCACAGCATTCATTCGACCACCGAACCTATGCTCGGACTCGATCATGCCGTATTCACCTCCACCGTATGGAGTCGGGGATATGACGCTCATACTTAACCTCCCTGTTAATGATGTGTATGAGAACTTGTTTATAACGCTGTTACAAATAAAGCACTGACCCTATTTGCACTTCGACATAAGTATATGCCCTGTACTTGCTTAAGTCAACGACTCGTTGACATCTGTGTATGATCCGTCAGCATCTATGTATTTGCTCACTTCAGACCACACCCTTAAGCGGTCATCGATCCTGCGATCCAATAGATCATTAAACCAGTCGCTATCCTCATCTATGAGTCTGTCCACATGATGAACAATGGCATCCTCCATTGCTTTCATTAAGCGACCAGTAATCGTCTTGTCTTCCCAATCAGTCATTATGCAAATCCAAACAATTCATCCCCACACGGAGGACACATATACAACGAATACGGAGCAGGCCGATTCAACAGCTTCACAAGCTGAGACTGCATGATGATCTCCCGTTCATCAGCAGTCTTATCAGGCCACACATCCTGCACCAAAGAACCGTTGACCCACTTATTTACATCGTCCTTAGTGACAAAGACGGAATATTCGTCGCCGCACTTACCACGACAACGAGCACGAGCCTTATACATTTTAATTTCCTTTCCTAAACTCGGAATCTAAAAGCGCCTGCCAATACTCAGGACCACGAGCACGCTCACGTGCCCAATACCACTCACTGATCAACACACAACCACGCACAAACATGGCAATGCAGATGAAGTAGTACAGCCCTGGATACTCAGGAATAGGTAAAACTTTCTCCAACAGATCAAACATCAGCCGACATCCAGATGGCTAGCCCTGCTAAACGCAGTCTCTTGAGCACGAGCCATTCTCGTGACCATTTCATTAGCGTCGAACTCATCACCATGAGTCGCACGCCTCTCCATTTCATTTAACAAGCCCTGCAACTCATCGATCACTGCTTTCGCATGACCTATGCCATTGCGACCCATCAGTAGCCAGTGATCCCGATGAGCAACAAACACATCTGAATGGTTAGTTACTTGAGCTTTAAGTAGCTCGTCACTTGCTAGGTGAATATTCTCAAAGTCTATATAGGACACAGTGTTTCTCCCTTTGTTGTATCCATTATTAAGTATCCCCAATTTATAACGCCGTTATAAATTGGTTCGTCGGTATCTCCATCGACAAACTCCAGTTTACGCTATGGCGCATCCTAAGTCAAGGACCTGCGGACAGTAGGGACGGCTCCCCATACGGAACGGCTCCCCATACGGAGCCGCCTCCTCCTCACTATCATTTTTCACTATCACCAAAAAAAAATAAAATAA